TAATGAGATGCTGCCTGTGGTACTCACACGCTGATAATGTCCTGCTGTATAGTCGATACTGACCAAGCCCAGAGTGGTTGCAATCTGTACTGATGTTGCGCTAAAATCTTGTATCTTGGCTGCATAGATCAAGGCATCATTCATGTTGTTGTCCAAAGTGCTGCCAGTCAGCGCCTGTTTGAGTACAGCTTTGTTCTGTAGTTCAGTGATTTCGTTGGCAGCATACTCAAAATTGGTTTTGGTATTGGTAAAATTATCACGAAACCCTTTGGTGTTGTTGGGTTGCCCAGCAACTGGATAGTCGCCGTTGATGTCTTGGGGATTGATTTGACTGGTCATGTTGTTCCTTTGCTATGCAGCAGTTGTAGATATTTATTAGAATTCAGAATCCGCTAAATAATCCAAAGGTCCTTGAACAATGCAGAAGAAAACAAAAAGTATCCTGGAAGAACTAGACACATTGTACGAAGAAAAGTATGCTGAACGTGACCGTCGGTATATTATTGAAAGTCGTGCCAGCAATGTGATTGCTTCCGCCGTCCGTTTGATAGAACAAATTGAGGCAGAATTCCCCAACGATCAAGCAGACAATCTCACACGCAAATTGCTCAATGCCATAAGAACCAAAGACTCTGGAAAGTTCTCCAGATCAGTAAGGAAAACCGATGCAGATTCATGAAATAACACAACGCCCAGTCAATGAAGTACTGGGTGCAATGGCCAAAACTCTAGGCGGGGCTTTGTTGAACAAAGCAGTGTCAGCTGTAGATCCAGGCTTTGCTCAAGACAATCAACCCGACAAAGTTGCCCCGGGACAACAGCAAGCCACTGCCATGAAAATGAATGCTGGTGTAATTCAGGCCTTGGCCAAGAAAGCACAAGAAACCTGGACCAGTGAAGTGCAGAACATGATTGTGACCAGTGAGCCCAAGGCATTAAGTGCAACTGAACTCAAAGTGCCCACGGTTGAAGCTGAACTACAGGCCTTGATTAACAGCTTGGCTCGATTTGATGTAAACGAGTTGGCAGCGGCCAAAGACCCTACTGGTCAGAGCCAGCGCACTATCCAACTGCTGATGAAGGCCAAAGAAGAAGTAGTCAAGGCTACCATGGCACCCAAGCCTGAACCTGCTGCAATGAGTAATGCATGGAAAAGTTTGGCCACCATGATTTCTCAAGCACAAAACGTCAAGCAATTTGCAGCACCAACAGCTGGTGGTGTACAACCAGCAAAAATCACATTTGATCAGCAAGGTGAGATATTGTACAACAACAAACCGTTTGACGCTAGAGATCCTAGTCATGTCATGGCCCAACAACTTCAGGCCAAGGCTACTCCTAAATCATGAAACTACTAAACACACTACTGGAAGGCGGCAACGTCTTCAAGGACAAGCAAGGTCAGCCGCTGACACAACGCATCAATCAAGCAGATGTACCTGCCACTATCGCGTATCTTGAAAAAGTTCTAGGTATGGATTTCCCTGAAGAACGTTGGCTAGGATCTACAGGTCGCAAGCCCACATCTGGAGACTTAGATTTGGCTGTGGATCTCAGTGAAATCAACAAAGATCAACTTGCTGCCAAGCTCACGCAGTTTGTACAAAATCAAAAACAAGATCCACGTGAATGGGTCAAAAAAGCTGGAGAAGTGCATTTCCGTACTCCCATTGCCGGCGATCCCAACAAAGGTTATGTGCAAACAGACTTTATGTTTTTTCCTGATCTGGACTGGGGTACATTCTTCTATGGTGGCGCAGAAGGATCCAACTACAAAGGCATGAATCGCAATGTGTTGATGTCAAGCATTGCCAAAGCTCTGGGTCTCAAAGTAGGTGCCAATGGTATGCTTAGTCGTGCTACAAACGAATTGGTCAAAGGCGGTCAAGATCCCAACTATGTGGCCAAGGTCCTGCTGGGCCCTGCGTTCACAAAAGAAAACTTAAAGAATGTTGAAAGCATTTACACAGCACTCAGCAACGATCCTGACCGAGAAGTCAAACTAAAAGACTTCCGTGAATATCTAGCACGTGAAGGCCTACAGGAGCCACAACAACCCATGGCCGAAGATGATGTGGGCTTCTTGGGCCGACTGCGAGACCGTATTGTGAATCAAGGCATGATGCCCTTGGTAGAAGCCCCGGGTCGCAACAATCCCTATGAACTGTATGAAGCCGAAGCTGCCGGCGTAGGCGGCAGAGCCAAGGGCATTGAACACCTGGAAGATCTAGTGTTTCGTAAAGGCACTCAAGGTATTGTTGACGCACTGGAAATTGTAAAGCACGCCACAGAGCAACCCTCAACAACTACCGCCAAGTGGGACGGTAAACCTGCTGTGATTTTTGGTCGTAAGCCTAGTACAGGTGAGTTTGTGCTCACAGACGGATCAGGATTTGAAGCCAAGGGCTATGATGGTCTTGCAACAAGTCCGCGCATGATGGCTGATATACAGAGCAAACGATCAGGCGATAGATCTGACTTAATTCAGTTGTATGCCACACTGTTTCCAATACTAGAAGCAGCATTGCCTGATGGCTTCCGTGGCTATGTCAAAGGAGATCTGTTGTACATGCAAACACCTCCAGAGATAGCAGGCAACTATGTGTTCCGTCCCAACACTATTGAGTACAAGATTCCAGCTAAGAGTTCCTTGGGACAACGAATTGGCAACAGCAACATAGGTATTGCTATTCACAGCATGTATGCAGATGCTGGCGATGCACGCCAGCCCTTGAGCGGAGTCAAGTTCAATGATGTACCTGGGCTCATGCTGGAACGTCCTGCTACTCCAAAATCGTTGGCTACCGATTCTGCCAAAGTCACTCAATTAAAACAACTGGTTCGTTCCAGCGGCCAGGCAATCAACACCTTGTTTAACCCTGTGGAACTGCGTGCCAACAAGATCACTGACTTGGCCAAACTGTGTGTGGACTATATCAATACCAAGGTAGGCACACCTTTGAATCCACAAACACTGCTGCCAGAGTTTGGCGAGTGGCTCAAGACCAAAGTAACACCGCAAAAGTTCCGTAACATAGTGGAATACCTGCAGAGCCCTACATCAAACACACAAGCTATTGCTGCTGCATTTACTGCATTTTTGTTGTTGCATGACATCAAGATGGATATTCTGAAGCAGGCCGATCTTGAGCATCCTGGACAAGAGGGCTGGGTAATGGCCACCCCTGCAGGCTATGCCAAAGCAGTAAATCGCTTTGATCCCAATGCTTTTGCTGCCCAAAATCGCCAGCAAAACAATCCTCAAAAGGCTTGATTTTTGCCAAAGACATAAATAAGTGTAGGGCTAAAGCCCACTAACTTAAAGGAAATTTATTATGGCATTCATTACCCCAGTAAACGGCGACGCACAACCAGTATTCGCCATTGACGTTCGTAGTCCAGTTGCAGCTGGTGCTTCTACCGCAGCTACTCCAGTAAACCCTGCTGGTCCCAAGCTGGACTTCTTCAGCGTAACTGCTAACACATCAGTTGCTGCACAACAAGACACACAGGAATACGTTGCTAACGTTATTCAAGCTGTTCAACAAACATCTACAGTGGCTATGTATCAAGTTGACGGAACACTGATCAGCTTTGGCGTGTTCCCAACAGGTGCATTTGCTGACGCTGCTGCTTTCTTGGCCGCTGCCAACATCACTTACACTGGTTTCCAGTTGAACAGTGCTGCTAGCGTTGGTTTCAAACTGGCTACTTCCTAATCACTAGTTGATTAAACAACAGCCCAGGGTAGAAATATCCTGGGCTTTTTGTTGGCCGTTAAATACCCGTAGAATGAAAATCATATGTAGAACTTTTTTTGATTGCAGTGCTACTGGAGTAACTGGTCATTTTAGGCCCAGTCAGGTGCCATTCAACGATCGTGCTGGCGGTGTAGTTCAGGATCAACGAACCTGGAACTATGCTAGAAATCAACAGCGCAATTGGGAAACGCTGAATCAATTGATTAGTTTGCGAACTCAGCCAATGTCGGTGACCAGCTTGGGACACAGCAACGGCGTTTGGAGTTTTGAATTTGAAGTAGAATCTAGCTTGGTATACAGTGAATTGGGACAAGAAAACGACATTACTGTGTTGGTAAACGAGTGCGAGGGTGTGCCCATGATAGTGGGACTCAACGAAACTCAGACTCAACATTCGGTGCTGATCACTCAGGGATCTGACCAAAACATTTGGTTTGATACCATAAATACGTCATTGGAGATTTGACATGGTCGACACAACTGACATTGAAAAAAAGAGTTTGGAAGCCCACGTTGAATTGTGTGCTGAACGCTACAAGATGCTGGAACTCAGGCTGGAATCGGTAGATGACAAAATCGTGCAAGTTCACACAGACATTTCTGGCATTGCAACCACAGTAAGCAAGATGGCGGAAAAACGCAACGATCAACTGATCGGATGGGGCATTGGCATAATCGGCGCCTTGGTATCCACAGTGGTGTGGTTGATGACCCAATACGTATTCAAATGATTCGCAGCGAAAAACTTGAACGTTTTGCTACCAAAGAAATTCAGAGTTTAGCTGGCAAACTTATTGTGCCTGACGGCAAAAATGGCTATAACGCATTTGGCAAGTATCATGTGATACCCAATACAGATCATGTAGCAGTCGATATCAAAAATAGAGATTCCTTAACTTTTGGCAGCAAACGCAGTGCCATCAGTTGGTGTGTAGCCGACCACTTGAACCAGCACGCACTAGCACGCAGCATTCATTTGCTGGACAACAAAAAACACAGCCTAGCGGCGGACATACAATGCCGACGGGCTCTAGCCGAAAGAAGTCACAGCCAAGACTTTTATGATTCAGTCACAACCAAGATACAAAGCAAGGTTGAGTACTATAATGCATTGACCAATGAATTAGAGAAATGTATTAATTCGGCTAAATATTGGCAAATAAGAGGATTCTCCAATGAAACTGAACGACCTGGCCGCACCGCGTCCCACAAAGCAAATCGCCAAAGTATTTGAAAGTTACTTTGGTACCAACATCAAGTTTGAAAGCTTAAACCGCAGTCAAACTCGAAATCTGTTGACTCGTGTGCAAGGCTTGCTCCGAGAGCATCGTAGCACATCGTCTAGACACACCAGCGAACAAAACCCCAGTTATCTCAAACTGGTAATGTTGGAGCAGGCTCTAGCTCAACGAGTAAAAGAAAACATGCCTCCTGTTGCTGCACCGCAACCTGCAGCCGCCGGTCAGCCCAAACCTGCTGTGGCAGGCGCTGCCGCCAAAGATCCCAAACTTGCGGCCGCACTCAAGAAGAGTCAGGCAGGACAAACACTAAATCCTGAAGAACAAAAAATGGTGGCTGGTGCTGCCATGATGGCACAAGAAAGTCGTCTACGCCGTGCATATCGCATGCTGAAAGAAAGCGAAGTACAACAGGCTCAAGTGGTGTTGGCTGCACAAGACATGGTTGACAAGATGCAAGGCATGTTGGAAGACGTCAGCGAACTGCAATTCAAAGAGTTGCCCGCTCTAGTTGATTCTATCAAGAATCAAGTGGGCATCGACCAAGCCACACAGTTCAACGGTGATGCTAGTGCTGCACTCAGCGGTCTGATGCAAAACCTGCAGGCTGCCAAGCAACAACTAGACCAAGCCCTGGGCGTGGTAACTGGTACTGCTGCTCCTGCTGCACCCGATGCTGCTGCAATGGGTGCCCAAGCCGGTGCTGCCGCTGGAGCCGAACTGGGCGCTGAAGC